TGATTTGTAATCATTTCTAATTACTTTGTTTTTGCTCGTCGGTTTCCATTTATTAGATTTCTCTCTATGCTCCCCCATTGCAGGGTGCGCGGTTTTAGAAAAATATCTTCCGCCATTTTCAACTATTTTTTCAGCTACCCAATCAGAAAGAGCATTACCTATACCCATGCCTTGAAACTCTGGAAGAACAACTGTCCTGTGCCCTCTCCACCCGTTTTTAAATGCGCCGCTAGGGAAGGCGATAAAGGCGCACATGGCAACTACATTTCCATTTATGAATGCGGCGTACGTAGTGGCCGAAATATTGACCTTTCCAGACAGATAATGATGCTTCCCGAATACCCTCCATGCTTCCTTTGTTTCAACTTGTCTGAATTCGAGCTTTCTAGTGCAAACTCTGCATGGCCGAAGTGACCTCCATTTTCTTTTATCGCAATCATATATCTGGTCGCACTCTAAGAATTCGGATATATCTCCATGGCAAGATGCGACGATTAAATTATCAGGCTTTACCTTATTTATGGAATTGCAAAGAGCAAGTGCGGTATTCCTATCGACTAGACTGGTAAATTCATCACAAAAAATAATCCCATCGCTATAATTTAACGCAAAAATAGCCCTCTGCCTTTCACCATTAGATAGTTCGTTTAGACTTCTGCGCCAAGCTGGTATCGTTCTCAATCCAAACATTAACAGGTTTTTTTCTGCATCCTCCTCAGTTTTGAATAGTTTGTATATTGGGGTTTCTTCGCAGTAGCTATTTTCTACCATCCCCCATTTTTTCATAATGGTTGTTTTACCTGAACCACTAGATCCTATCAGAATGGTAACGCCAGACTTTGGCTTTTCTGGTATCTCAAATTCTTCGTTTACGTCGTTTAGGTCGTACTTATCAAATATACTCACTTCCCAATCTCCTTTGTTGTAATTCTTTAACTATACCACCACCAAACAAAAGTAAAATGTCATTCGTCGTTTTTGCAACTGGTCAGATGACTTTTAAATGTAAGGTATTTTGTCCTATGACAAAGTTATGCCTAGCGACAAAATAGAAAAAACCCCCTACTCTAAAAACCCTTATAAATCATATATATAGATATATAATATAATAATAGTATAATAGTTATAGATATATTTATTTATTTACCTCAAAAAAGTGTATAGTATTTTTCTCTTTTATACTTGTATGTGGATTTATACGTATTATAGGGGGTATTTTTGTGTTTTTAGGTGTATTTTTATTGTCTCTTATTACTATTTTGCTATTTTGCTAACTAACTTGATTTATAAGGTTTTTTTGCTCACTACTCTAAAAACTACTCACTATTCTATTCAGCAAAAAACAAAAAAACCCGCAAAAGCGGGCTTTTTTAAGTATTAAAGTTCATACCTTATAAATCGTTTTTTTGTTTTAGGGTGTTCTTTTTCAATCGCTTTTATCAATCCACGTTCTACAAGCTTATCAAGCACGCTTTTTATTTCTTCTTTTTTGTGTGGTCGGCAACGGTTAAAAATTACGCCCTGCGTTTCGCCATCGTCGCTGTTTTCAAGTATATCTTGTATTTTTACGGCGATAGAATCGCTCGGTGCATCCTCTTTTGTGATGTTAGACAGCGCTAAACGCATCTTGCGATTACAATCCGCCTTGGATAATGCGTACGCCCATTCGACGTGCTCAATGGTTCTCACGCCCTCAGCAATGGACAAAACAAAGCTAACCTTTGCGCATAGCTCATAACCGCGCCGTGGGATAGCCTCTAAGCCATTATCTTTTGAGTCCTCGGCCATCTGCCAGAACTCGTCTATGATTTCGTCTAGACGCGCGTTAGCCTCCGCCGTAGTGCCTATGGGTGTCTTTTCCGCGTAGTGCTCAATCCTTCCATTATCAAAGGTGTCGAACTCACCCATAGCGTAAAGCTGGGATAATTGTGCCTCTAGGTGGGGCGGTAGCTTCTTTTGGGTGCGCTTTTTGTTTGGCTTTGGATTGGTTTCGGGTTCATCGAATATCATCGCCCTAGATAAAAATCCGTTGGTCGCTGTCTCGTAGTCTATAAGGCTGTTAAATGTGACTGGCGTGGTGTAGCCGATAACAGAAAGAAACGGCGATTCTATGCCACTGGCGATATTATCTAACGCCCTTTGTATTTGTGGTATACGCCGGGCGCAAATGCCGTTTTTATCCTCGTTGTCTTCTATGCGCTTTTCACATGCGGCAAGCTCATTCTTTAGCTCTACACGTAGCGTTTCTTTTACGTCACCTGATACAGGCAAAAAAGAATCGGCTTTACTGTATGCGCTCATAATAAGGCCGATAACGCCCTCTAAATAACTGGCGTTACGTGCGCCCATTATCTTTCTAAGCACTAGCCCCATTTCATCCACGTTATAGAATGCGGCCTGATGGCGGGTAAGGTTTCTTACTATTTCTTGTTCTGATTTTATACCCCCATGCATAGCGTCCACCACTGAGGCTGCACGCAAGCAATCAGCAAAACATTGCTGTATGTGCTCTTTACCTGTTGACGAACCCGCCACGCAAAAGCTGATCATGTTAGCGGTCATACCGTCGCGTACGTCGATGTATTTTAGCCCCGCTATATTGCCAACTGCTTGTAACGCAGCCGCGACCGCCAGGTTTTCACGCTTGTATCTTGAACTGTCGTTTATCCATTTAGCTATTTCACCTACAAGACCCGGCGGTCTTTTTAAGTCAACCATGGGGGCGCTGTTGGTATATGGTGTGTCGTCTACGTATTCAAATTCAACGGGCTGTTTATATCCGTTTTCTTCTGCGTAGTGAATCAGTGTGCCCATTTGTACGGGGTTTGAGCACTTCCCGAACGAATGCCAGTGGCGCTGTATAGTGTCGAATTCAGGGTATTTTTCGCCCTTACTGCTCCACTCGTCGAATATGTCTAGCCCATCCCCGTTAAACGTGTGATGAATAGCCATGCCGCAACGTATCCACGTATCATAGTCACAATCTGGCGATATGTGATTAAGTATGTCTTGGCACTGCTTTTGTGTCATATCAATAACGCCGCGTGAAGTATGGGCGCGATAGGACTCCGGTTTTTTCAGTATAGTTAGTAGCGCTTCTGGCGCGTCTTCTATGTCGTTAGGTGAGCCGTGAATAACCTCATATTCTAACCCGCTTTTGTGCAGTGATGACGGGCCAACAACGTACCCGCTGCTTTTAAAGTCTATCCCTTCATATTTTAAATGGTGCTGTTTTAGCGCTTGTTCGTTGTCGTTTTTAAAATACAGGTGCATTGATCCGTTACCGCTACCCGTTGAAACCGCCAACCCTGATTCGCCTAACAGGTCTATTTTAAGGTCTTTGCATAACTGTTTAAACGACTCTACACCGCCGTTTCTTGCGTCCACATCGACAACTAGCAACCCTGAAACGAGCACGCCGTAACCCGTAGCAAAATGCCCTAGCTCTTCCATTGTTTCTAGTTGTTCGTCTGACCAGTCGGGCGTGTGTTGCCAATTACTAGACCGTGGATGCTTAAATGCCGCCTCACAATCTACGTTTCCACATTCGCAATTCCCTTGACTATCGCCGCCGTAAAGCCCAAAAACCTTGTATCCTTCTTCTACAAAATCGTAGTGATTACTCATCCTTTAGCGCTCCATCCACGTTGTCACATCAGGTCTTAATTCTTCTTTTTTAAAATACCCATTTGTTAGCTTTTCTACTTCTATAGCAAAGCTCGCTGGAATCCTGCCCCTCTTTTCCCAGTAATGGACTGCCTGTCTAGTTACGTTTAGTTGTTCTGCAAGTCTCGACCTGCTCCCAACCCATTCGATTAACCTAACAAGTTCAGTTTCTTGCTGCATCTTTAATTGTTTTGCTGATTTCATCTTTTACTTACCCTTTTACAAAATAATTAACAAAGTGTTTGACAAGAATAATTCAACAAGACTATTATTGCAACCGTAGAGAGAAAGAGGAGGAAATAATAAATGTCTTTAATGTCTACAATTTCAAAACCAAAAAACCGCCCAGTTATTGCTACGCTATTAGGTGATAGCGGGTTAGGCAAAACATCAACCGCCGCAACGTTCCCCGCCCCTATCGTTATACGCGCTGAGGATGGTTTGCAGGCAATCCCAGAAAAGCATCGCCCTGACGCGTTCCCGACCCTATCGGGCGTAGATGATTTATGGCAGCAACTTACTGCGCTAGTAAAAGAAGATCACCAATACAAAACCGTTGTTATCGATTCTGTTACCGCGCTTGAGCGTTTGTTTATCCAGCACATTATTGATAGCGACCCTAAAAAGCCGAGATCAATAAATCAAGCGTTGGGGGGCTATGGCGCGGGATTGGCAGCGGTAGCCGCTATGCATCAACGTGTGCGCAAAGCGTGCGGCGTGCTTAATGAGCGCAAAAATATGCACGTTGTTTTTATTGGTCACGCTGACACCGAAACAATCGAGCTACCAGACCAAGACCCGTACACTCGCTATAACTTGCGCCTTGGCAAAAAATCAGTCGCGCCGTATGTCGATGATTCTGATATCGTTGGATTTATCAAGCTTACCACGTTTACTACTGGCGACGGTGAGCGCAAGAAAGCAATTTCCGACGGTAGCCGCCAACTAGTTTGCTATGCCACGGCTGCAAACGTCTCAAAAAACCGATTCGGGATTACTGACGATATAGCGGTTGAGCTAGGTAAAAACCCACTAATTAATTTTGTTCCATCATTAAAAGAAGGTAAATAATCATGTCATTTTGGACTACATCAGATAACAGCGAAAACTTACAACAAAACAACGGCACGTTTGACGCAGGTGGCGGCGATATGGAGCCGATACCAGCGGATACACAAGTTAAGGCGGCATGTGAAGAAGCTAAATGGGATTCATACGAAGGCGACGAATACATTAACCTTAAATGGACTGTATTAGCTCCGGCAGAATTCAAAAACCGTAAAATTTTTCAAAAAGTGCGCGTTATGGATGGTGACAGCAAAAAAGCGGATAAAGCCAAGCGCATGCTTGCCGCAATTGCTGCAAACGCTGGAGGTGGGCTACTTAAAATTGAGGGTAAGCCAACGGATATGGATTTGCAGAAAAACCTTGCCATGAAACCGATGGCGTTAACGTTGCAAGTTTGGGAGATTAAGGATGACAACGGAAATGTTGAAAAGTCGGGCAATTGGGTGCAACAGGTCGCACCGCTAAAGCAACAGTCACAACCTGAGACGCAACCCGAAACACAATCTAAAGTCGACGACGATTTAGGCTGGTAAAAATTAACAGGGCGGCTCGCCGCCCATCTTTGAGGTGAGGAAAATGGAACAGCGAAGCGAGCAATGGTTTAAAGCGCGAAAAGGCCGTGTAACTGGTAGCGTAGTAGGCGCTATTTTAGGGTTAGCGCCTTATATGTCGCGTGATGACGTTATGCGCTCAATGGTGCGCGAATATCACAACCAAGAAAGAGAGTTCAAAGGGAATGCCGCGACGCAATGGGGCGTTGCAATGGAAGATACAGCAAGGGCGGACTTTGAGATTGAAACAGGCCATGACGTTGCTGATTCGTCATTTGTGCAATGGGATGAGGATTGGCTGGGCGCATCCCCTGACGGCTATGTGGGTGAAAACGAGTTAATCGAAATAAAGTGCCCGTATGGCCTGCGAAATCAAAGCCCGGTAATGTTTAAGTCAATCGACGATCATCCTCATTACTATGCGCAAATTCAAATTCAGTTGTTAGTTACTGATTGTGTAGGCTGTTATTTTTTTCAATGGTCACCGCATGGCTCACAGTCTGAATATGTGCCGTTTGACCCGCAATGGATTGAAGAAAATTTACCAAAGCTACGCGAGTTTTATGCCGAATACCTAAACGAGCGCGAGCACAACGCCTGGAAGTATATCACTGGTGGCGAAGTCGCAAAACGCTATCAGATCGCTAAGGCTGCGCTTGATGTTGCCAAGGCAGAAATGGAAGAGGCGAAAGACGCGCTTATAGCCGCCACCAAAAACGAAGGCGGCAAGATTGGCGATTTAACTATAACGCGAGTACAAAAAAAAGGTGCGGTGTCCTATCAGAAAGCAATTAAAGAGCTTGCGCCTAATGCGGATTTAGAGCCGTTTAGGGGTAAGGATTCAGAGTATTGGAGGATTAGTTAAAATGCCATTACGCGACTATCAACAAGAGTCTTTAGACAGGGCTATTGAATGGCTTTCCGTATCGCTTGAATATGGCGTGTTAGACCTTGCCACAGGTGCAGGCAAAAGCCATATAGTCGCGGCCTTGGCTTCATGGGCTAAAGGTGTTAGCGGTAAAAAGGTGTTATGCCTTGCGCCATCTAAGGAGCTTATAGAGCAAAACAGGGCTAAGTTTTTAGCCACTGGCGAACCCGCAAGTATATTCAGCGGAAGTGCAGGCAAAAAATGCCTAAAGCATGATGTTGTCTTTGCGACTGAAAAAACAGTGCTTAACAATATAAGCAAATTTACTGGCGCTTTCTCGATTATCATTATTGACGAATGCCA